CGTAGATGTTGTCGGTCGGTGCTTATAGGCCTAAGGCCACTTCGCACTTCCCGATACCAAGACATCCCATAGGAGTCATCGGTAGCTACGTCACCATTTTCAAGGCGAAGTAGACATTTACTCAACGCACCGTATCCTTCCAGTGTGTCAGTGACGAACACTGGTTTCGGGACCATCGATCTAACTTCAAATCGGTGGAGTTTTTCGCTCCATCTTTCGATGGATTGATATCCCAGAAAGGAATTACGGCTGAGACCACTAGACTCTCGAGGACCGTAGGGCAAAGACCCTATGATCGACTCAACATGTTTGAACATGTAGTCGGCTGTCTGCCAATAACCATGCTGAAGAAGCAAGTTGGCAGTCTCAACCCAAGAGATCAGGTTAGTGGAGTCGCGCCTGTTGTACGGATGCGATGTCCCTAGATACACAGGAGTTACCGTGTATCCGTGCCACGCATCGACACCGCAAGATTCCCTGAACCGTCCGGTCCAGAAGGACTTAGCAGTGTTAACCTTACACATGTAATGGTGCAGGCATTCAACAACAGCATCAGCATGTACTGACGGGACGATAAGATCGTCACCGTAGACATATACCATACGAGAAACATATTCAATGTTTTCGTAGGTATCGGAGAGACTCAAACTATCCAATAGAGCCATTACACATAAAGTGTAAAAATACATTGACTCTATAGGAAAGCAGAGAGCGCTTCCCATTGATGCGAACTTACTAAGACCACCGATGCGGTGACCATTAGGAAGTATAGCATCCTTCGACCGACATGCTAACACGCACTCCCTAAAAAGGAGACTGCATGATAGCATTTCTTCAACCATAAACAGAGGAACTCTGTCACTGGCGTCGGATAGATCTAATGTCGCCATTGATCCATCAATCGAAGCGTCAATCGCGAGTTGCTGGTTAATTTCTTGTCGTGTGAAGTTCACATGACCAGATGTCAACCCATAATTCTCGATCGCTTCGTAGAGAAACGATCGCACGAGCTGCTGTGTATATTGCATACATGCTGGCTCGATCGCGATTAACCTAGGTGCTTTCAACGTCTTCGGAACGGCGGTCACCTTAACTGGCGACTCATCCTGTTCTGACACATAAGACACTAAAGGAGTCTCCCATATTCCGACTAGGGTACCCATAGGGTACCCAGTCGAGATTAAGGGGAAGTAAGACTCGAGTCTATTGTGCCACCTCTGCCAAATGTACCTACCATTACTGGTAAGACCTTCGGCCACGGCGCCCGGCCCATGCTTAGGGAACAGATCTTCTAACTTAAAGTTTAGAAGCATCCTACCCCAAATCTGGGTAGACACTAACCTAAAACGGGTTGTGTCTGTCGTCGTGGGGGAATACGAGGAAAGCTCTTTCTCGGTCGATATGAACCCCTGCAGTGTTTTGGACACCCTTTCGGGTGTGCACGGCAGTGCCACTTTCTTAAAGAAAAGACATATTTGTCTAATAGCTTTAAGAGCTGAGGCACGATCTCCTTTGCTATTATCACTAATAGCGGAAGATACGGACTTATGTCCAATAGGGTGTTCGTCATCGATCATCTCTCCGGTTGTAAAGTCAAATAGAAGACTGGTCAAACCTTGCAAGAAAGCAGGGAGCGACCCACCTTTTACAGCATGAAAGCTGTGAAAGAGTGTTGAGTCTAAACGCCCAATGCATAAGGAACGTTCAAGTCCCTTACAAAAGGCGGGAAGGGTAATCGTTAAAAACGATATCCCTTCACATTTGACCCGTGACTTGATTAATCTCAAATCACGAAAATCAACTTTTGCTGTACTCATGGCGACGGCATCTCTATAGATGAGGGTCGCCAGCTTCAGGTAGTCACTTTCGTTGCTTTTCAAGCTCCCCTCCTTTTAACGGGAAGGTAAAACTTCAAACCAACGGAACCATCACTTGAAGAGGTGGCGCACAGAGTGCACCACCCGTCCGTAGTACAAAACCGATTCTGCTACGATTGTTTGCCAAGTAACTTGGCAATAAATGTAGCATCCACTTGCGCAAAAAGCGCAGCGGCCAGCTGCTGAATCTCCGCTTCGGTAAACCCATATTGGGGTCTATCGAAGATGATTTGAATTCTTGCGAAATCAAAATCATTCGCCGCAGTGAGAGGATCAGTTACGATCTTTCTCTGCGTCGCAGAAACAAGCGTACGAGTACGGTTGTTTCCGGAAGGTTCATGACTTACGAGTTCCGAGAAAGATTCATCGGAATTCTGATAAGTGCTTTTCAAGCCCTGTGTTGAGACACGAGGCATTGATTTAGCAACGCCGTTTACGGTTAGGACTAAGGGATCTGATAGCGCCATTGGATGACTCCTTAAAGTTTTACGGGTAGTCACTAATTACGCTGTACGATTCCACCCACCTAGAATCGCAAGACTACAAGGTAATTAGCGAGGACCTGACGTTCGAACCGTTCGTTTAGACAAACGGAGAGACGCCAGGATCGATAGTTGCCAGGGGGTTAATCCCTCCCCGGGCGGGTTGAAGAAACTTGGAGGGCTTACTTTTTCGCGTTGCTTGGAAACCGAATGTCGTTCAAAGACAAGACGGACCGTACCAGACGCAAAAGGCAGATCTTGAATAAATCTGCGAGTTGTTATCTGGGTCTGCATCACGAAACAGTAATCGGACATGATTTGATCAATTACCGAGTCGTTCAAATATTCAACATATTGACCGAATCCGGTAAACCAGTCAAACAACCATGTCCATGGCATGGCTCTATACAGAGTGATAGGGTTGATCCTGAGTCCATATAGCGTGAGATACCTTTGAATAGTATTCCACGCAGTAGACGCATCTGGTGATCCCATATCAAATTCTGCTCTGTAATAGCTGAATCGCCCAACACCGGAAACGTGGGTGGATTGCTCCTCCCATAATTCCCAGGACGGCGGTGCTACAAAGAAATGAGACGGAAAACTAACGGGAAAACAGTGGATGGGATACGATATAGAATTGTACCCACCATAATTTCCACTAGCAATCAGCTCCTTTGTAGATTCAGCTTTGATGATCGTTTTCTTCCTAACGGGCTGAGAATTCTCCTTCGCAAGCTTTGCAAGGAGCTTTTGACCATTCTGATAAACTTTGTGAAATTTACCAAGGTCACCCAGAAAGGGAGCCCAACCGAAGTTGGCATTGAGGTAGTGATCGGCCAGTTCCTTAGATTTTATAATCCAGGGTTCCTGGCGATCGACGAAACCACCGATGGAGCGAAAGTCACGACTGAATAAATCAGCGGTGTCTTTTAGCATCAAAGGAGTTTCGCCGATCTCCTTCAAAAAGATGAAGGCGTCCGCGTACCTCAACCGAGGTTTAGTCCGAGACCAAACCTGACGATCATAGTCAGACATTCCGGGCTGCAGAAAGGATCCTGGATTGACATAGGACTCACGGTGAGCCCAAAAGATGTCACCAATGGGGGGTTGAAATCCCCCCCTATACTGTTGAGTATTTCCAACATTTGTATAGATCCCTCGCCCATAAACCATCAAGCGTGATGGATTATTGTCAACGGCAACACTGTTAAATCGATCACCGACGCGATAGCGGGAAGAATACCCATGATTAAAATCCTGGGTTCTAACCGCGCTATCAAAAGTAGCGTCGGGGATATACGTGTAGTCGTCACTTTGAGTGGCGCCTTCGGAAAGTTCAAAAGTCTTAAAAGGAACCCCATTACTTGTGCCGAAACGCGCAAAGCGCATTCGACCCAATATAAAGCGGTTACCAGCTAAGTCTGGTTGAACTTTCCACGGTATAACGATTTTACGGTCGCGGAAGACAGGTTCTGACGTGCTCATGTTACCTCCAAGAAAGAACAAGGTGTTCCAAGATTGAACTATGCGCTGCATTGTTCAGTCATTCAATGCTTCCACCAGATGGCAAAAGCAAA